AAGCTGGTGTCAGCTTTGAGGAAGAAGTAAACGATCTAACAGAAGCTTTGGCGTTTGCCAAAGAATTAGGAATTCTTGTTACCATAAACGGTGGCGGAATGGAAATAGTCGGACTGTTTGGTGCCGACTCAATAAAAGATGGTATGTGTCCAGACGGAGTACCATATACATGGATGAAAAGGAGAAACTCATGAAACGTGTAATCGAAATTAGAGCCGCAGAAGGTGGCGAGGACAGCAAGTTGTTTGTAAGTGATCTCACGACTGCTTACCAGAAGCTAGGAATGAAACTGGGCTGAACTACCCGCTTGATAGATGTGCGTCTTGGCGAGTGTAGTATAGAAGTTGAGGGCGCAGATTTATCAGGCTTAGACAATGAGCCCGGTGGACATAGAATACAACGTGTTCCTCCTACGGAACGCAAGGGCAGAGTCCATACCAGTACTGTTACAGTTGCCGTCGTAGACCGCATGACAGAAATTGGATCTGTAGCTATCCCTGAACGAGATTTAAAAATCGAATGGTATAGCGGTACAGGTGCTGGTGGACAATATCGCAACAAACATCAAAACAGTTGTCGAATAACCCATATTCCTACAGGTACAATTGCCAAATCAGAATGTCGCAGCCGTACAAATAGTTTGAATGAAGCTATGGCTGAAATACAACGTAGAGTTGACACAGCGCAACAAAGACAGTATAATAATAACATAGCAAGCGATAGAAAACAGCAAGTAGGTACAGGGATGCGAGGAGACAAAATTCGCACTTACAGGTTCCAAGACGACACTGTTCAAGATCACTTAACAGGTAAACGAGCTAAATGCTCACAGATATTAAAAGGTAACATAGACCATTTATGGCCAAAGACGATTTAATTGAACTCACTGGCACAGTTGAAGAAGTTCTGCCGGGCAGTATGTACAGAGTTAAAGTAGATGATATGAACGCTATTTTAACCTGCTACACCGGCGGAAAACTTAAACAACATAAAATCAAGATCATCCTCGGTGATCGTGTTAAGATTGAAGTTAGTACTTACGATCTTACCAAAGGTCGAGTAACCTATCGCCTGTAATATGGGCAGCGATAAAATATTTTTTGGGACCATCCTAGCAATGATGGCGCTGTTGTTTGGTTATCCAATCACGGCGTTGTTCATTTTCTTTTTAGCAATTATATGACCACAAAAGTAGAACACAAGCATCCTGACAAACTAGGGCGCAATCTAGAGATGGGCGACTGTGTAGTTTATCCGCAGAGTAATTCTATGATCATTGGAACTATCGTTAAGTTTACACCTAAGATGATCACAGTTAAGGGTGTTGGTGCTTGGCGTTGGGAAACTCGCAAGTACAGTTCGGATGTGATCAAAATTGACGGTCCTGAAGTCACATTGTACCTAATTAAGAATGCTGGAAAATGACTACGCTAACTTATTACAAAATTCGTCATAAAAATCGACCAGAAATGTTTCGTAAGTCAGACGGTGGGTGGAATACTTCAGGTAAAGTCTACGACACCTTGGGTAAACTTCGCACATTGATTACCACTAAGATTAAAAGTCATAGCGAATACAGTCGTCGTGAAATTGCTGATTGGGAAATTGTAGAATACGAAGTACAGGTCAAAGCTGTCAAAGGTGTTCACGAAGTTATTACTGGCAAACGAATGATGGATTATATTAAAAATGTCTAATTTGGATTATGCTTTTATTGGTTGGTGTCACGATCCAGAAGAAAATCACGACAAGGTCTGGGGTGCTATTAAACTCAAAGACGGTGATAGTCGCTGGAGTGATAAAAGTTATGTGACCTTTTGGGGTCGTCGTGGCAAGAAGTTACAGACCAAAATTGTCACGGACAGTGTTTGGAATATGGACAAGGTCTTTGACAAGAAACAAGATAAAGGTTATGCCCCCGTTGACATCAAAAAGCTCAACGAAGTGTACCCAGAATTTGAAGAAGATTTGAGTAAGACAGCCTTTTGGGCAATGTTTAAAGTTTAGGAAAATATTATGCCATGGATTGAAAATGTAGCCGCAAGTGATATCCCAATTGGATTTCATCACGATGCTGGCCCAAATAGTATGTTGATTAGCATTGTAGATCCTGCTAGCTGGCGACCAGAGGCTAAACATCAATTCAAAGAGCGTCATAACTTTGAGTTCCTGGATGTAGAAGAAAAGGATCATGTTCTAGAAGAATCAATGAAGTGTAGCCACGAGCAGGCCGCAGAGCTTGTTCGCTTGCTACAACACGCATTAGACAATCGGATGAATGTTGTTGTCCATTGCTTCGCTGGTATTTGTCGTAGTGGTGCTGTTTGCGAAGTTGGAGTCATGATGGGATTTAACGATACTGAACGATTCCGCAGTCCTAATCTATTAGTCAAGCATCGAATGATGAAGGCATTAGGTTGGACTTACGATGAACAAGAAAAGCCGAACATTGATGATTGGCGAACTTTTAGGAGTGTAGACTAATGAAGATGTATATCTGTATTAAAGACAGTACTCCGGTTGGTATGGCAATGAATGCGGCTGCTCATGCTGGACTTATGTGTCACTTGACATTCAATCAAGATCCCGATTACCAAGAATGGCTTGCTAAGTCATTTAAGAAAGTGACCTGTGCTGTAACGCCAGCAGAGTTTGCCATGCTTAAACAACTAGACGGAATTGAAGTTGTAACAGAGAGCCGCATGGATAATGCCGAACTAGCAGTGGTTCTTTGTCCACGACCAGATCAAGACTGGCCTGAGTTTGTAAACTTGCTAAAACTCTGGAAGTAATTGTTGTGTAATTACCACAAGCCCTGTTGATCTTTTTGATTGACAGGGCTTCGTCTTGAGTGTATAATATATACATATTAAAGAGAATAGGACACTATATGGCAGGCAAAGCAAAATCAGTTTACCTAACAGTAACAACTTTGGATCATAAATCAGTGTTTCATCGCATGTTCTTTAATGCGAAAGAGTTTAATGAATACGTTAATACAGACGAATTCAAAACCAAATATCCGCTGACAGAATTTAAAATTGTAAAAGAAACATATTAAGCGAAGGATAGATTATCCTTTGCGTTGAAAGGATAATCATGAAAGTAATTAAATTAGATCACAGACATAACTTAAAAAGAAAAGGGTTTGACTGGGCATTTAAGTTTGACGGGTGGAGTTCAAAAGCATCAACCGTTGAATCGGCAGTTAGACAAGCCGAAGGTTTTAATTGGAATAGTACCTTTTGGGGCAAAGCCAAAGGCCGGTCTGGTAGACCTTATTATGTAGGATTTAGAAAAGAATCAACCGCCACAATGGTTGTGTTGAAAGTAGGAGTATAGAATGAAAACATTTATAACCAGTGACCTACACTTTGGGCATAAGAACATAATGAAGTTCTGTCCACAGAATCGCGGTCACTATACAGATACAGATCACATGCGTGAAGAAATGATTCGCATGTGGAACGATCGAGTTGAACCAGAAGATCTAGTTTATATTTTAGGCGACGTGGCATTTTTACCTGCTGCTGATGCTGTTAAGATCATGAAAAGACTTAATGGTCGTAAGATCCTTGTAGAAGGTAATCACGATCGTAAACTATTACATGATCCAGTATTTCACAGATGCTTTGAAGAAGTACACAAGTATCTTTGGATTACATACGAAGGCACACAGGTAATTATGTTTCACTACCCGATAGCAGAGTGGGATCAGATGCATCGCGGTTCAGTTCACTTTCATGGTCACCTACACGGCGGTGTGAGTGGAATGGAAAAGTTTCGTTGTCGAGATGCGGGCTACGATGCCACAGGGCAGATCGTTTGGTTAATGGAAGATGCTATCAAAGATGCCTTAAAGGGCGAAGTGAAAGGACATCATGTCTAAGTTGTATATGTTGATCGGAGTGCCGGGTTCAGGTAAGAGTACGTGGATCGGCGAACAGTATTGGGCCAGCGACTGTGTATTAGTGTCAACAGACAAACTAATTGATCTTGAGGCGGGTCGTCAGGGTAAGACCTATAACGATGTGTTTAAAGATTACATCAGTGAAGCTACTCGTTTGATGAACGAAGACATCCAGGCTGCTGTAGAAGCAGGTCGAGATATCATTTGGGATCAAACGAATACTAGTCGAAAGAGTCGTAAGGCTAAGTTAGCTCAAGTACCAGGCTATCACAAGATTGCTATTGTATTTGATACACCCGACGAAGATGAATGGCAACGCAGACTTGATAGTCGTCCGGGAAAAAGTATTCCGCGAGCAGTGCTTAAGGCTATGGCAGATGGATTACAACTGCCAACTGAAGATGAATTTGATGAGATTTGGAGAGCACAATGAATACAGCAGGTTGGATTTTGATTTTGTTTGCTCATGTTGGCCCAATGGGCGACGGAAATTCTAATGCGCTAACCACTGCGGTCTTTACAAGTCAACAAACCTGTGAAGCCGCTGGACAGGCTGCAAAGAAATTAAGTTTTGGTTCAACTAAGAATATAACCTATGTCTGCGTAAAGCAGTAGAAAGATCAAGATGTTTCAAGAAGAATTAAAAAAGTATGTAGAGACTTCGGGCCTTGTGAACATGAAAGAGTGTGGCGACGGTATCTACGTACTCAAGTATAAGAAGAAAGTGTTCTATGATAACCTATGGAACGACTACATTGCTGAATGTCGTGGAAGCATTGTGGACAAGGATTTTAACCTAGTTACATATCCATTCACAAAGATCTACAACTACGGTATCGAAAAGGAAGCTCCGAAGCTAGACAAGGATACCAAAGTTACAGCATTCCGTAAGGTAAATGGTTTTATGGTTGCCATGACTGTGCATAACGGCGAGTTGTTAGTGTCTACTACTGGTAGCACAGACAGCCCATTCGTTACTATGGCAAAGGAAATGATGGTAACCCACATGCCGTTGACCGACTGGCGCTTGGCATTAGGTACCGCAGATTGTTTAGGAATGACTTTTATGTTTGAGTGCGTTCACCCAGGTGACCCACACATCATACCAGAAAAGTCAGGTATGTATTTGTTAGGAGCTCGTGAAAACTCATGGGGTTCTAAGATCATGCGTGACCCATATTTCCTAATGGACTTTGCTCGTGATACACTTCACTGCTTTTGGGCAGAAAGTATAATGACTAATATGGCACGACTACAAGAGTTGGCAAAGGAATGTAAGCACGAAGGTTATGTATTCTACACAGACGAAGGCGTGAGTGCTAAGATCAAGAGCCCTTACTACTTGACTTCAAAGTGGGTTGCTCGCAATCCACGTACAGACAAGTTAGTGGACTTGAACAAGGATATCAAGCTGAATCTAGACGAAGAATACTACCCACTAGTGGATGCTATCCGTGCTAACATTGTTGAGTATACTGCTATGGACGAGCAAGCTCGTTTATCGTGGGTTCGTAACTATTTGGAGACTGTATGAAAATATCAGCAGACGGAGTAGAAGGGCAGTTAATTTGGTGCGGCGACGGAGTCTATAGATTTCGTGTGTACACAGATACACGTGAGTTCACAGACTATGATCTGCTACACAGCGATCTATCTGTGACCATTAATGATCTAGACGCCACCTTCTATTCGGATGATAACGGTAACAGATTAGATCATAATCCAGAGACGTTAGGAATTAAGGAATGAAAGTTGGAGTGACTGGAACTAGAGAAGGGGGCACTAAGTATCAACTTCATGAACTGCGGTTGTTACTTAGAGCACTAAAAGGTACAGAGTTTCATCACGGTGACTGTAATGGTGTAGATGTACAAGCTGCCGCTATTGCTCGTGAACTAGGATACAAGATTGTTTGTTATCCTCCTCAGAGTACAGAAGAACAAGGGTACTTTGGGGGCGATGTTGTACATGCTCCTGCTGGATATTTAGAGCGTGATCGTGCTATTGTAGATGCCTGTGATGTCCTTGTAGTAGTACCCAAACAAATGGAGTGGCAATCAAAAGGTGGTACTTGGTACACTCATGACTATGCTGTAAAACAAAAGAAGCCGTATACTGTAATTTGGCCCGAGGAAAGAAAATGAAAATTAAATTTGATAAAGAAACTATGCCCGACGAACTCTATAATGCTCTCCTACAGCATTTTGTAAATGAAGCAGTTGGACTAGGGGTAGAAGTAAACAAGTTTACTCAATTTGAAGATTGGGTAGTTGAATGTACAGTAGACTCAAAGGAGTCTATACACTAAGGAGTAGTGATGAAAGATGAAAGCCACTTACCGGTCAAGGATCAAAGTCTAGTATTTCGTCTACGTAAGCGAGCAGAAATACGTAGACAGATTAGTTCAAGAAAATCAGTTCAGGAAGGTGCGCCGGATCGAATTGCTGACCTATTAGAAGAAGCTGCTAACGAAATTGATCGACTGACTTTGGAACAAAAATAAGGCGCTACGGCGCCTTTTTTGTTGACTTAAATTTCTTAACACTATATAATAGTATTGCGGTCGTAAGCAAATTGGCAGAGCTCCCACCGGGCTCATAGCACGGAATGGGGACGGGGCACAGACGTAGTCGTAGCCTTTGCAGGTTCGGATCCTGCCGACCGCACCATATACTTCAAATAAGTATTAGACAGATTTTAAAAGGAAAATAATATGTCAACAGTAAATCAAATTAAAGAACAGTTCGAAGCATTTCTAGCAGAAGATGAAAAATTTACAGCTGGTAACTCGGCAGCTGGAACTCGTGCTCGTAAAGCACTAGGCGAAGTAGCTAAACTAGTAAAGGCTCGCCGTAATGAAATCACAGCAGAAAAGAACGCCCGCAAAGAAGCTAAAGCAGCAGGCAAGTAATATGTCCGACACTATCACCATTACCGGTGCTAGCAATGTTATAGATCTGGGTAATAGTATTGATATGTCTTCGTGGACAGTACCTAACGGAGGTTATTCTATTACCGGATCTGTAACTGTTCCAACCACAGTGTCGTGGAATCAGGATTATAGCATTACTACTGGTTCTTATAATAGTAATAGCTATGTGTCTATTGATTCAGACGGCATTACAATGAAAGATGGCACTGACATTACTATAGGTGGACGTAAACTTAGTGATGTTATTGCTAAAATTGAAGATAGATTGGCCATACTTCATCCTAATCAAGAATTAGAAAATAAGTGGGAAAACCTAAAAGAACTTCGTAGGCAGTACGAAGCACTCGAGAAAGATATACTCGAGAAAGAAAAAATAATGAAGATTTTAAAGGAAAAGTAAATGGATGTTAAACTCGTATCCTATTCAAGACCCACAGAGGAATTTGAACAACACGGTATCGGAGATGCGCAGGAACTCATTGCGTATTGCGCCCGTGTGTCCAATCCAGCCAACCAATTTAACACAGAAACATCAGAACGACTCATCAAGTACTTGGTTAAGCACCAGCATTGGAGTCCTCTCGAAATGGTTTCGGCCTGTTGTGAAATCACCACCACCCGTGATATCGCCCGACAGATTCTACGTCACAGAAGTTTCAGCTTCCAAGAGTTCTCCCAGCGATATGCTGATCCTACAGCTGAACTCGATGAAGCGTTTGTGCTACGTGTGGCAAGATTCCAGGACACAAAGAATAGACAAAATAGCGTAGAGCTAGACATGTCCGACGAAGCTCAAAAGCAACTTGCT